CTGTTTCTCCGCCTCGTAGGCGGCGTTGGCGGCTTCGAGTTCCTTGATGCGTTTGGCGGTCTTTTCGGCTTCGGACAGTTGGGCCTCCTTGAGCTGTTGCAGTTCGTCGGCGGCGGCTTTGTTGTCCTTGGCGAGTTTCTCCCATTTGCGGGAATGGGCGATGGCCTCCTTGTATTTGGCCTCGTAGTCGATTTCGGGCGGCTTCGCTCCGTTATCGGTCGGTGCCGTCTGCTGGTTGCCGTTGGCCTCTTCGGTCATGGTTCCTCCTATGGTTGGGGCCCGTTTCGGGCATAAAAAAACCACCCGTGCGGGTGGTTGGGGAAAATCTCAGTTCGAGTGCGACGGTCGTGGCACCCCGTAGCCGTCCTTGTAACGGTCGGGGTAGAGTCGGCGCATCACATAGGTGATCGTGTTCGGGTCGTTCGGATTCTCGGGGTCGCCTTTTGTGGTGGCCTTTATCATCCGATAGGTGTCGTCGTCCAGTTCGCCGTTCTCGATGAGGCTGCGGGCGTGCATGTATTCCGAGTACATGCGGTCGGGGTCATAGCCCTCGATGTGAGCTTGGTCCCTGTCCCATTCGGGCACTATCTGGCAGTCGCAATTGTCGTGGAACAGGCTGAACGAGCCTTTGGCGTATTTTGCGGTCTTCTCGCTGTGATACACCCAGCCGCGCGAGCAGAGCATCGTGCAGAACGCGCACGTCTTCGCGCCTCTCGGCACGCGCGCGTACCGGGGTTTGGACGGGTCGTGCTCGCACAGGCGGGCGATGGTTTCGCGCCCCGAATACATGACCCAGCGTTGCATCGCGCCGACCAGAAACGCCTGCATGGTCTGCGGGTCGGTCCACAGGTGGCCGGCCTGCCAGCGTATCGTCTTGTCGATGCCGTCGCCGGGAAACGAGTCGGACAGGTCGGACTCCCATGGTTCTGGCACCGATTCGCCACGGACGCGCATATACCATTCGTAGGCGGCATGCGCCGCGAGGTCGCCGTATTTGACGACCAGTTGCGGCACGTAGTCGAGCAGCATGTCACGCTGCCATTCAGGGCTGAGCTGTTGCAGCGTCTCCCACAGTTTCGCCAGATCGTGGCGAGCCAGTTCCACCGCCCTGGTTTGGCTGGCTTGCAGCTGGTCCAGTTGCCGGTTGTCCGTCATCCTTGTTGCCTCCGTTCACGAGGGAGTCAAGCACGCTGCGGGTCTCGGCCTTGCGCTTGTCGGCCAATAGGCGTGTGATGTCGGAATCCGTGTAGCCGAGCTTTTCCAGAATCACGTCGGAGTTGGCGAGCCATGGGATGGCCGTCACCTGCTTCACGATGGCATCGGAGAGCGCGGCCTGCGATGGGCGTTCGGGGTCACGCCAGTTGACCTGCAAGCGGTCGAGCTCGTCGCTGTCCTCGCTGGTGCCGTTGAGGATGGCGATGTCCCTCGCGGCCTTGCGTAGTTGCACGCCGATGGCGCGGCAGGCGTTCTTCGCCTCGATGACAAGTTCGCTTTCGGCCGCCATGATCGCTTCGGACGAGGAGGGGCCGGAATCCGTCATGACGCCGAACTGGCTGAGCGGCACGCCGGTCGCGCCGCTCATGCGTGCCGCGAGGGCGCGAAGCATGTCGGTGTGCGGCTGCATGGTCATCTGCGTGAACTGGCCGATGGCGGGTGCCTGGCCGTCCTCGTTGAGGCTGATGTTGAGCATCTTCGAGATGGTGGCTTCCCAGCCGGTCAGTTTCTTGCCGTTCTTGTCCTCTGGCGGTTCGTCCGCGCCGATGAGGTAGCGTTGCGGGCTCGAATAGAATTCGGCGCTTACCTCCATGCGCAGCATGGTGCGCACCGCCGTGTCGGTGATGCTCATGACCTCGCGGCTGATGCGCGAGCGGCCAAAGGGGCGGTTCAGGTCCTGATGGTAGGGGATCAGGTACACGGGCACATGATCCATGTACGTGTTCCGGGGAGCGTCCGCATGATAGCGGCCTGATTGCGTGCGGCGGATGCGAATCGTGTAGCCGGGCATGTAGAGCATGAGTTCGGAAGGCACGATGGTGTTCGTCTGCGCGTACTGGGAGCGGTCGATATCGGTTATCGACAACGCCGCCGACAGCCCGCGACGGGCGTAATCCCACAGGCCGGTCTCATAGAGCGCGCTACGGAACGACACGGACACCTTCGAGCGCAGACCATCCTCGGGTTCCGCGCTGCGCACATTCAGGAACGAGCATGAGTGAGTGAGCGCGCTGCGGATGGCCTGCGGCAATTCCACGTCGAAGGCGTTGTCGGAAAGAATCGAATCCAAACCCAACGGGTCGCGGCTGTCGTCGCCGACTCCGACGAAACCATCGAACACGATGCGGTCGGCCAAAGCGTCCACCGATTTCTGCGGCCAGCCCACGACCTCGCTTATCCCCGCCATGCTGTCCGGCACGGCGATGGACAGATTCTTAAGCTCGTTTCGTCCGTCGTAGTATTTGGTTCGTAAAAGGTTACGTTCGAGCTTCTGGGACCATTGACGTATCATCAAATCCCACGGTTCTCGGCACTCGTCGGGCAGATTATCGACCTGCACGTTTTCAAGACTGGGAATCTGCATCAGAATGCCACCGCCTTCGCTCTTCTGCCTGGATGACGTTTGGAAGTCTTGACGTTCCAATACGCGAGAGCCACCGCTTCCACGGGGCTCACGTCGATGTTCTCCATGGACGGCTCGTAGCCGAACCCGTCGCCGATTTTCCTGTGCTTCGCATGACCCACCGCCTCGTCAAGCAGAGGCTGGCCGAAATGGGTAAGCCCATGGTCGTTCACGGCCTGTTCGAGCATCGAACAAGCGTCCGCCACGTCGGAAGGGCGCGGAACCACGATCACTCTTTTCGACACGCCCTTGTCGATGAGGCTGTTGACCAGGGTGGGGGCTCCCACGCGCCCGTCGATGATGATGCCGATGGCGTTGCGCCATCGTTCCGCACCGTCCTTCTCGGCGGTCAGCCAGTCGGCCAGCCAGCCGGTGCCGCCGCGCATGCTGCGCGAGGCGATGACCTCCACGTGCGGCAATTCACTCGACTTGCGGGGCGGGCGCACGCACGCCACGAGGGTGACGTTCGCGCCGTCCGCGCTGAACTTGACCGCATACGAGTTGTAGCCATCCATGCAGGGCTTGTCGGTCTTGCACTTGGCCCACTCGTCAACATCGATATCGGACAGCGCGCCGGCCTGATCGTTCCACCAGCCGAGACGTTCGCGGGCGAAACCGTCCGGCGTCATCTTCTCCGACTCGGAAACGACCACGCTTTTCAACAGGCGGGTGCCGAGCGATGGATTGTATTGGTACCAGCGTTGCTGGTCGTGCACGTCGCCGATCTCGGTCGCCGCCCATTCGAGCCAGCACAGGTTCTTCGGCGGCTTGTCGCGATGCGCGTTGCGGCGCATGCGCGCGAACACCGTGCCCGGCGAAGTCGGCGGGGTCGGCGTGCCCGTGTAGATGGTCAACGGATTGCCCGAGGGTGCCGACGAGATGGCGGGCTGTATGGCCTCCATCTGCTCGTCGGTCAGCTCCTGCGCCTCGTCGCACACCAGCACGTCCACCGTGAAGCCACGGCCCGAACTCTTCGAACGGGCGATGAACTCAATGCTGCCACCGTTCTTCAACACGATGGCCTCCTGACCGTTCGTGGCCCGGATATAGGTGACCAACTCCGCCAGTTCGGGGAACTTGCGCGCGTTCTCGAAGTAGTATTTCATACGCAGGAAATGCTTGCGGCAGGTCTTCACCTCATGCGCCGTATGCAGAATCTTCATGCCGAGGATCGCGGCAAGGTACAGCTCCGTGAACTCGAGAATCGCGTTCTTGCCGTTCTGACGCGGCACCGCGCACCCGCAATCCGACGCCGCCCATTGCAGCTTCGAATCCGTGGCGAGCCAACCCTCAAGCACGATGCGCTGCCACTTGTCCGGCTTCATATCGTAGCCGGCGGCGAGCGCGCACGCCTCTCCTCCCTCGGACTGCACGTGCTTGGGAACCAGAGCGAAGCTAGGTTCCTGTACGCCTCTTCGTCTTGCCACCCTCGATCACCCTCAGCTTCCGTCGTTCGGCTATCTCATCGAGCGGCGTATGCCGCTCCTGCTTCTGGACTTCCGCCGGCATGATCTGGCTGCGTGCGGCGGGCGTGATCCCGTAATCCTGCAACAGCTTGTTCAGTATGGGCACGCTGGCGAAATTGCCGGAACCCCAGATATCCGCGTGGATCAGGGCGGCGTTCATGAGGTTGTCCCAGTCGGCCTCCGTCCACGAGTCCGCGCCTGGAGTGGAAGCCAAATGCTCCCACCATCGCACGGTCGCCTCCGGCCATTCGATGCCGTCAGGCAACTGTGGCTGCGTTATCGTGGTCTTGGCCAACTGGATCACCTCGAATCAATGTCTAGGAGCCGCTGGAGCGACTCGCGCGAGCGGAACCGGCGGCACGAGAGAAATCAAACTCGCCCTGCACGTATCTCGGACGCATGACAATCACCTCCATCGGGAAATCAGGAGCCGGAGGAACGCGAGCCGCCGCGAGAAAAAGCGCTGCGGATACGACCGGCCACATTACGCACCGCACTACCGGCACGCTGGAACAGGTTTCGCATAATCCACCTCCCTCCAAGCACGAAAATCGGACAGGAAAAAATCAGGAGCCGGAAGAGCGGGAAGCGGTTCTGCTGTTGGCCCGTTTCATCGATAGGATTTTCTTCGCCCACGGTTTTCCCGCTTTTGCTGCGCGCTCAAGAGTTGGATCGTGGATGGCCCCGGATTCGACCAATTTGCGGTAATCGGCGAGTGCTTTTCTTTGACGTCGGGATTGTTCCTCGTCCTTAAGTGGATAGTAAAAGTTACCTCTTCGGTCAATGGTGAAATCTGGAGTGACCTTGATACCGCGTTCGGCGGCGTATTCACTGAAGGTCTGGGATTTACGCGCCATGAAATTCTCTCTTCAATGGAAAAGCCGCCCCATAGGGACGGCTTGAACGAAAATATTGTTACCGGTTCACGATCCGCTCGATCGCGACGCGGAACGGGACGCACTCACACGCAGGGCGGATACACCGCCACCGGATGAACCGGAAGAGCGACGTCCATACCCCGTATAGCGGATATCGTTGGTGCTCGCGTAACGGACTCGCCTCATAACTCGCCTCCCAGCTTCCGAGCGACGGCCATGCCGTCCAGATACTTGTCGCCGAGCTTGCGAAGACCATACTCGGCAAGGAAAGAATCCTTGTCGTCTCGCAAGGGGAATGCGATGGCGAACCAGTGTTCGGAATCGGTCGGATCGACAAGCTTTTCCGGGCTGCGAGCCGAAACCAGCGCCTTGTGCAGGGCGGCGAACTCGGCGAGGCAATCCTTTTCCAGATCATCGGTGTACTTGACATCGGAGAGCGGGTCGGGCGTCTTCTCCGCGAACCCGAGGCCGCCACCGAAGCCGACGCCGGCACCGAACGCCACGGCGGACGACTTGGCCGGCTTGTACGGGGCGAGTAGCTTCTCGACATCACGGTACGCATAGATTCGGTGTTCATCGCCGAAACCATACCGTTCACGCCACCGCGCCATCTCGGCGGGGGAGGGGAAACACAGGCACAGCCAGAACTCGGTGTCGGTCGCATCCACGAAACGCTTGCGCTCCGCACGGGCGCGCTCCCGGTATTCCTTCGCGTTCTCGTCCAGATTTTCCGGCACCGGCTTCACACGCTTGCCCTTGGGTTTTCTCTTCGAAAAATCGAATTTGAAATCACCTGACATGATCCACCTCCAACAAAGGGAACCATTCAAGCAGCGTCGCGTAATCGTCCGGAGCCTTGTCCTTGAGAACCTTGGTGAACCTCTTATCGATGCCATCGAACGAACGCCCGAACCACGCATAATCACACGGCAGCTCGATATGATGCCCGCGAATGCAGTCCAATACCTCGCCCTTGAGCCAATCCCCGATAGGAGAGACCTTCTTGAGATTGCGCCGCCAGTACCCGTACTGGACGAACGCGCCACGACGCTGAATCGAATCGGCGGCGCGCACGCCATCCGCGCACCACGTGCTCTTATCCAAGCCCACGTCGGCGCGGATGAAATCCCACATCTGCTCATACGACGGCTCAGGCAACCGCGCCGCCTCGATGTAGCGCAACCGTTCGGGAGCCTGGAACACCGCATTGTTCAGCCAACGGTACAGCGACGGGTGCGGATACCTTTTGATTCTGGTCTGGAATTTCTGCTCGAAATAATCAAGTTCCTCGTCCACGAACCTCAAACCGGGCACATAGTAGAGGTACGCGGGAACGACCTCGATGCCCATGTCCCGCATCGCCAGCCACGCGGCTATGGAATCCTTGCCGCACGAAAACGCCAACAACACGGGCCTGCCATCAGCGGCCAGCTTCTCGCGCACCGCGAGACTCGTGCCCTGATTGCGAATAACCGTGGTCACTTCGGCCACCTCCTTCCCGTCATGCGAATAAACCGCGAATGCGAATAAAACTCGACACCGGCACGCCGGAAGCTCGCCTCCGACGACTCCACGAACACATGCAGCCCATGTCCGCTGGTCGAAACCTCCGCATAGATCGCATCCGGCAGCAGCTCCATCGCCTTCGCGGGCGGACTGGTCAAATCAACATGGTCGAAATCCCAGCACGCAAGCCCATCGCCGAGCATGATGCCATAGCCGTCGCCGGCCTTCGAGCGCATGACCTCCGGGTATGACGCCCAGGTATCGGGATCAGTCGAACTGGCTGGTGACCCATCGCACATAATCGGGCGCTTGCCATCGGCGCGCACCCAACGGCGCAATGCCTTGAGTTCCTGCGGTATCTGATGTTTGCGGCTCCACGCCTTGCGGCATCTGTCCGAGCAAAACAGTCTCGGACGCCTAGGGTTCGGTGTGGATTGAAAGAAATGGCCGCAATTCCTACATTGGTTGACCATAGCTATAACTATAGCATATATTCCAATGGGTTGCAACCATAATTTCGTGACATATCAAAACTGCGGAGAATCAAACGTAACAGCCTCGAAAACAAGCGAGGCAAAAGTGTCAAACCAGCTCCGAAACGGCTCGCACGGGCGCTCGCAGGCACCCCAACGGCCAAACGTACGATACTCCACGCGGATTGCGGGGGGACGGCGGCGCTATGACCTGTGGGGAGCCTTGCATGGGAGGGGGAGGGTATGGCCCCCGGTTACCATTGGCGGCTGATTGGGATGGTGTTTTGTGGTTGTTTTTTTGTGTTTTGGTGGCCTGTGGTGTTGGCGATTATTTTGTTGCTTTTTCTTTGATTGCAGATTCTGTGTGTGAGTTGTGTGTTGTCATAGCTGGTTGGTGATCCGCCTCGGCTGTATGGGATGATCTCATCGAGTTCGCAGCTGAGTGGGTGTGGTGTTTTGAGTGTGAGGTCGATGGGTTTGCCGCAGAGTGCGCAGATTGGTATTGGTCCTTCGGCGGCGATGTGTCTGGCTTTGCATTTGCGGCGGGCTGCTCCATTTTGGTATCGGCCTGAGCCTGCCTTGTTGCTCATGTTCCCATCCTGTGTGTTTGGTGGCTTGGGCGAGATTCGAATTCGCGATCCAGTGGCAGTGTTTACTGGATGTCACGCTATCCCAGCGTGACCGGTTAGTCCTCTACCGTACGCAAGCCGTGGCGGGCTGACTGGCACCGGCGCTTTGGACGCTGCCGGCGGAGTACTCTCAGCCCATGAGATACGGAGGATATGAGTAAAGCCCCTGAACCGGTTGATTCAGAGGCTTTCGCACTTATCCTGATACGGAGTATACCACGGGGTGGCAACAGCCTACTGCCGGTTGGAATATGCCATTGCCATGCTGACTATCTCCCTGATGCTGAATTCGTAGTATCCGTCTTCCACTGGTTTGCTGCTGGGGAGTTTGCCACGGCGTATCCACATGATGATTACTTTGCGGCTGACCTCGTACCCGTAGTTCTCGCGCAGCCATTGGCTCATGCCTGCCGGGGTTTTGGTCAGGTGGATGGTTTCGGCCTTGGCTTGGCTTTGTTCGCGAAGCTCCTGCACGTTGATGGGGTTGCCGCATTTGCACAGCAGCAGCGATTCGCCCTTCGCGGCCATGACCTCGCGTCCGCATTCGGGGCAGACGCCGATTATCCGGCGCGTGCGCGGCCTGCGGTCGATGAGCGGTTCGATGCGCTCGCAGGTGTGGATGAGCCATGTCAGCCAATGTCCCGAGCGACTGGCGCGGCATAGGTCGGGCAGTCGTCGTGGCGAGTCCCTGAGCAGGGTCTGCCATCTCGGACGGCTTTCCACGCCGGTTTCGTTCCACATGTCCTGCAAGCCGTCCTCGGTCTGGTCGAGCATGTCCTGCGCGTGGAGGTTGATGGGCGCGGGCGCTTCCCCTCCTTGCGCCACGCCTCCAGCTCCGGGCTCGCCCAGCTTGTAGGCGTGACGGGACACCTGTTGCAGGAGCATCATGTCATGGCGGAGCCGGTGGAGTGTTTTCGCGTACTGGCGGCGGCAGTTCCGGCAGAGCGTCCACGGTGCCTCGACCTGCTGGTTGCCGCAGTATTGGCATGGTTCGGTGGTGATGAACATTGTTTGAAACCCTCCACGTTCCGGCTATCATGGTGCTTGGTGAGCGTGCCCTCCATCTTTTCGGTGGAGGGTTTCGTTTTTTTACGCTGAATTCAGTGTTTTTGCGCTGAATTCAAATCAATGGTTCGATGAATTCGGGCGTGAAATCATCCTTGTGGGGTGCGGGCGTTTCAGGATGGGCGATGATGTACAGCACCTCATCCAATGGCACGCCGAGCAGTTTCGCCGTGTATTCGGGCGTGGCCGCTTTGCTCCGATGCCATTTGAGTATTTCCTCGCGTTTGAGACTGCTTACGCTCATGATTCCTCCTTGACCGGTTTGCAGTTGTGTGGCGCTTGTGAGATTCTGCTGGTCTGGCATGCGTATGATCGGCTGCCGTCGCGGAGGATGATGGTGTCCGCCGTTGCTTCAGCCCAGCCGAGACAGGCGACGAGGGCGAAGAACAGTACGGAGAACAGTACGGCGGCGGCGATGGCGAGTGTTTCGGCCTTGCCATTGCGACTCATTCGTTTACCGCCTTCCGTGCGATTTCGAGCATTTCCTTGGCCTGTCGGATATATCCCTCATGGAAGCCGGGAATCTCACCGGCATAATTCCATGCGTCTTCCTCGTCTTTCGCCGCGTAGCTATCGACGCCATCCCATTTGCAGCTGTCCCAGCAGAGCCGTTTCGCCACGGCCTCGATCTCGGCGTCAGCCGGTGGCTCATTGCGGCCACGCAGGTACGCTTCCTGTAGATCGTCCGTGTCGCAGTAAAACTGTTCTTTGACATGCGTTCCTTCCCAGTGGCGGGTCGGATACGCCTTCTCGGCTTCATCCTCTGCGATGCTCATTCCCACATCTCCTTTTCGTTGTTCCTGTAGTTCTTGCTTCTGCTTCTGTTTATCCCGCCCCATATGCCTTGCAGCGGGTAGCCGTTTATCAGGGCATGTTCCGCCGCGTACCGTGCGCATTCGCGTATCGCCGGGCATGTGGAGCAGGCTTTGAGCGCCAATCGTTCCTCCTTCCGCGTGGCGGGGAAGAACAAGTCAGGGTCCATGTCCCGGCAAGCGGCCTTGTCACGCCAGTTGCCCATCTCCCTTTGCCCTTCGCATACAGTGCTTGCGGATACGTTCCACATCAGGACTCATAGCCCGCCTCCCTCGCATCGGGGCTTATCGTGTCGTCCCTGTATGGGGTAGCCACGCCCGCGCATCCGGGACAATAGCGGAAATCCGGTTTGATTCGGTTGCCTTCGATGGTGAACCAGTCACGGCTCATGGACTGGCCGCATCGGGAACAGTCGAAGCCGCTGTCCGGGTCGATGAGGCTCGGCCCGTTCACGTCATCCGGGTTCTCGATGGGCATGTCCGGGCGGAAGACGACTCGCTGATGAATCACAAGCGTGGACATGTCGGTCAACGGCGCGGCCTGCTCACGGTCCTTGAGTTTCTTCCGGTACTCGTAGACCTGTTGGCGCGACACTCCGGCGCGCTCCGCGATCTGCTTCGGCGTCAACTCATCCTCAGAGATGAGCCTCAGCAGCGTGTCCAACGTCTCGGCGGAGAGCTTACGATATCGGCGGGTCCCGCTCATCGTCTACCTCCCAGACTCTCGCGAATCCGCTCCACATCAGCATTCATCGTCTGCCTCCGTGACTTCCTCGCCGACTGGTAGGGTGCGATAGATTTTTGTGATTCGCCACGTGCCCGGCGTCTCGTGGATATGCTTCACAGCGGCCTCATAGGAATTGAAAGTGACGGTCGGATACAGCATCTCGATAGCCGAATCGACCAGATATTCTTCCTTGGTCTCCAACTTCATCGTCCGTCTTCCTGACTCATGTAGGTCAACGTGAAGCATTTATCACCGTTGCATATGCGGTTCCAAGCGGCGATATTGTATTGCAACTGATACGGGGCGGGCTTCCGTGAACAACCTCCCTCGAAGCCGAGCCCGCAGACAGTGCAGCGGAACATCACGATAAAGAACGTGTATTCAGGCAACCCCTGCACGCCGTCCCGCTCCCATTTCGCCTTGACCTTGCCCCCGCACTTGGGACACGGGCTAATCCTGTGAAACCTCACCAGACTCACCTCCCTCAAGAGGCGCGTTCAAATCCACCTGTTCGATACGCGCACGCTCCTGTAAGATGTTCGCGTATGCCCCCATCGCGTACAATTGGCTTTCAAGGAGCTGGAAGGAGCACGCGGGCGTGAAGTCCAACGTGCCCTCCGCGTAGCCCCTCAAGCATGTGCGCCAGCTTGCTGATACGCTCCTGCAATTCTCGATGTTCGCGGATCATCCGCTGCTTGTAATCACTCATTGGTTGTCTCCTTCGGTTTGGTTTTGTAGTCTCGGACGATGCACACGCATCAGTCCATCCTTTCGTCCAACCATTCGATGTCCTCCCAGATCGAGAGCATGACCTGATCGAGAGCGCCCCTACTGCTCAATGCCCATACAGCGCCGTAGTTGGTGCGCTCCCGCACCGCCGTGACATAACCTTTGTCCGGGTAGACGTGGGATTCCGCAATCCAGTGGAACGGGAGTATCCCCTTGCGCAGAATCAATATCTTTCTCTTGGAGGTCATCAGCCTCCTCGATACGCTCGTAGTTGGGGTCATCCAACAATTCGACGGTATCGACGTAACTGGGAATGATGGGCTGCGTATCAGATGATTCAGCCGAGAACACGTGTAAATATGTTCGATGCGCGTCGAGTTGCATCGAAAGGCTACATATACCGTCCGTGTCTCTGGAACGCCGCACGAGCTTCCCTATGAATACGTCTCCGTTCTCCATTGTCACCTTGACTCGCTTATCGAGATTCTGAATCTCCATAAGGGTCTTGCCTTCCCAGAATGGTTTCTCACTGCTCATTGTTTTTCTCCTTCTTTTCGTTGTTTTCGATTGCGTCCAGCAGATCGCATTCGGCGAGCATGAGATGCGCCTGGGCGCGGGTCATTGATTTCAACGTCTGCGCGCCGGCGCCGGCCATCCAGCCAAGAGAGCTCACCTTCGTCTCGAGCAGGTGGGTCTGCGTCGCGAGATCACGCAATCGACCATCAAGCAGCATGGTCATCGGTTTCCTCCTTGTTGAGTCGTGTTTCGATTTCGATGCACAAGTCGAGCGCCGCCGTGAAACCGGCCTGATAGGCGTATAGCGCGGTCTCCGGCCGGCTCATGCCGCCAATCTCCGTGGCCTCCAAGGCCTCCAACAGCCACGCCATCGCACGCTCCTGCGGGGTCGGGAACTTTTCGGCCATCACGCGCCCCTCAGAATCGAGCCGAGTGAGGCAGCACCCAGCTTCTGGGCACCTGTGAACCGTCTGGCCGTGGAACGTGACTTCGGCTGCGCGGCGGGCAGTTCGAGTGGGTTGCGCATGGTCAACGCCTGCTGCTGCGCCTGCTCCGGGCCGTTGCCGAGCATCCGCTGGCGGCGGTACATCCACGCCTCGTCCGCGGATAGGCCCCGCGCCTCGCATTCGCGCGCTATCTGCGCCTCAGAGGGCTTCGACTCGTTGCGCATCCTGCGCACGATGGCGTTCACATCGCCGGAACCGCACCAGCGACCCGTGCTGTTGTCCGCGTAGAAGCGCTTCACCGCCTCCAACGCCTCTCCCAGCGTCATGTCCGCGCGAAGCTCCTCGTGGAACGTGCGAGCCTCCAAGTCGGTGATGGCCGCGTTGCCGTGGTGGACGCGAATCTTCGCCAGCACGAGCGTGCTTTCCTTGAGCGTCAGCATGTCAGTACTCCTTCCCGTGATTGGTTTTCGGCGGCTTCCTCGGCCGCGTAGTGGGCTATCAGTGCCGCGTTCGCGTCCTGGTTGGCCTGCGAACGGTTCCACGCCGATGGCGAGGGGCGTGCGGTCGGCTCGGGTTTGGCCGGCAGCGGGTCATCGTCCCAGTGTTCGCCGTCCAGCCAGTTCGCCGGGGTGAGCGTGTAGCCGGGTTCCCGGTTCGGGTCGGCGGCGTACCTCGACGCCTTGGCGATCAGGAACGTGTTGTTGGTTTTCCTCCGCGCCTTCCGCCAAGCCTCGAAGGCCTTGCGTTTGCCGGTCTTGCGTGGATAGGTCTGCCAGAACTGCTCGAACTCGATGGGATAATCCTCGTCGGCGCTCTCTGCGGCCCCCTCGGCTTGCGAGGGGGTTTGGGGGAGAGAGAATTCTTCGTTAGAAGAATTCTTTTGGTTATTGGTTATTGGTTCTTGGTTCTTGGTTAAAGAGTCCCAGCGTGACTCGGGTGTGACATTCGAATTGTCACGGCGTGACATGCTTGTGACATTCGTTTCGTCACAGCGTGACTCGGGTGTGACATCGGCTTCGGAACGCTGCTTGCGCTTGCGGTTGCGAGCACCCTCCGCCCTCGTCTCCACCTGTTCGCGGCTGGACTGATGGGAAAGATAATCGTGGATGCGGTAGGAGCCGTCGTCCGAACGTTCGAACATGCCGACCTTGATCAGCGCTTCGATGTCCTCTTCGGTCGCGTTGAGCTGGTAGATCACGTCGTCCTCGCTCATCACGCCGTCGTTGAGCACGTCGGAACAGAAGGAAATGGCCATGCAGTACACTCCAAGTGCGCTCGGACGCATACGCTGTAGCTTCAGCACTTTCGTGTTCGAATGGAAGCCGTTACTCAGCTTCCCGTAGCCCTGTCTGGCCATCAGTCCGCCTCCTTTCTCTTGTCTCTTTGGTATTCGGCTATCAATGCCAGCAGTTCGGGGCTGGCGGCGATTATCTCGCTGGGCTTCAGCCCCTCGCCATTGGTCTTGGGTTTGCGGTGGTAGCCGCCACGCAAACCGGTGCGACGGCTGCCACCGATGTAGGTATGAGGGTTAATCCTGGCCATCGTCCGGCCCCAACGCCAAGCCGTCGTTCAGCAGGAGCGCGAACAATTCGAGCGGCATCCACACGAGCATCGGATTGGAGGGCACCGGCCTCGATTCGCCGCGCAGCCGGTTCGCGAGCTCGCGGCGAATCCGGTAGTCCGGTCCTAACACGTGCCCCATGTGAGTGGCGAGGAACCGTTCGAGCGTTCCGATGTCGAACACGGCCATCTGCCGGGCCATGCCCTTGAGGCTTTTCACGCCCACGCCCCTGCGGTGTTGGATGAGCACCCCGTAGGGAGTGTCCATGTTCGCCATCTCCACTTTGAGCTCCCGCCAATGCTTGCGATAGTTCGGCATCTTCGTGTCCTTGCATTCCACGCACACCGGCTCGCCATGGAACATGACGCCGATCAGATCGCCCTGGTCGGCGTTGCCATGCAACGGCATACGGTCGATGCGCGTGTCCTGCAACGCCCACGCGAGGTAACGCACCGTCCACGTCTCAAGGCTCGTGCCCTTTTTCTTGGCGGGGTTAACCATTCTGCTCACCGTCCTCGTGTGCGGCTTCGATGGCGATGGTCTCGAAGTTCGGCTGCTCGGTGGGGAACATGCTTTTGAGCGTGTCCATCGTCTCCGCGATGGAGAACTCGGAACTGCATGAGATGTGGTCGCCCATCGTGTACTCGAAACGCTGGCCGCAGACACGGCACCAGCGCGGCAACGGGTTCCGTTTCAGCAGCTGCTGCGTCTCCCTCAGGTCGGTGGTGCCTTCCTGAGCCCATACGGGTTTCTTGCAGCGCGGGCACAGCGACCAGGGGGGGCGTTTCACGACCGGTTTGGCCGGCGCGAACAGCTTCTTCATGGCCTTCTCCGTGGAACCGAACACCAAGGGCCACGAGTCCATGATCTGCTGATATCGTTCCTCCGGCCGGTCCTCGAAATCATCACGGAACCGGTTGAATTCCTCGATGCCGTGGAAGATATGGCTCGAATACGGAGGATCCGAGCGTTATCCGGATTTATTGGCACAGCAGGGTCACGGCCACGTAGTCGGGGTAATAGCGGTTAGGTTGCACGCTGACGCGCACGGTGGTGTCGTAGGAGAGTCCCACCTCCGCGTCCAACGCGCTGTAGGACACCTCCATCGAGTGTGCGAGCGTAATCAATTGGTCTTTTTCAGCGTTCAATGTGATACTCCTCTTCGGCTTCCTCTTCGCATTCCGGGCATGGAATCGGTCTTGCCGGGTACAGCGGGCACCCGTGCCTCTCGCAGACCGGTTCCACGTCCGGCGGCGTCTCATCGTGATACAAATGCAGCATCGTTAAAACTCCGGGTCGCTTCCGCCGTTGGCCCACGGGTCGGAGGCCGGAGACTGCGACGTGTAGCCTCCCTGAGCGCCGTAACCCTGCTGTCCGCCGTTCTTCTGGCGAACGTTGGTGATGGCCACAGCGCTGGCGTTGACGTTGCAGCTTGCGGCGGGCTCGCCCTTCTTGTTCGTGTAGGCGTCGAGGCCGCTGATTTCGCCCACGATGGTCACGTCCACGAACTGGTCCTGATTCTGACGCAGCTGGGCGATCTGGTCGAACACTGGGTTGAGGTTCGCGTAGCCAGCAGGCCACACCGAGTAGTACTGTTCCGGCTGGCTGACCCAGTTGCCGTTCCGGTCACGGTAGCCCGGCGACACAGAGACGCGCAGGAACCGTTTACCGTTCTTCGTCTCCTGCACGCCCCACGCCGTGCCCTGGATGATGATGCTCGTCCTGCCCGCCATGGTCACTCGCCTTCCTTCACGCTGGCCTTCAACTGGCCCAGCACCTTGTCAAGCTCAGCCTCCGACAGTTCGTCGCTGGCCTTCACCTCACGGTTCAGAATCTTCGTGATGGTCTCGCACGCCTCAGCGTCCGAAGCCACGCCCAACGCCTGGAAGCGGCGAATCATCTCCGCACGCTTCACATCCACCGGGGAAGGCTCCGCCTCGGGCTGGGTTTCCTGTTGCGGCTGTTCGGACTCGTCCACGCTCACGTCAACCGGCGAATCATCCACCGTCTCGTCGGGCAGGGGGCGGAACAGTTCGGAATAGTCGGGCGTGGTCTCGTCGGAGACGGCCGCGGACTGGGCTTCGACGCTCACCGGGAGCCATTTGAAGCTGCGGCGCACCACCGTCTTCAACGCCATGGCCTCATAGTCGGTGCGCCATGGGCCCTTGTTGCCTGCGGGGCTGCGGCGTTTGACGGCCTCGACTTCTTCCTTGGTCATGTGCACGAACACGCTTCCTGCAGGCAGCAGCTGGGCGTTCACATACACGTCGGTCAGCGTGGCCTCGGTGTGCGGCACGCCACGGGTGGCGCGGAACTTGAAGTGCTGGCCGGTCTCATCCTCCCAGTAATCGAATTCGTCGCCCTGGTACACGGCCTGCGCGTGAATGCTCTTCAACTGGCCGGAACGACGGGCCAACGCGATCATGCCGCGATAGCCGAGCACGAACATGGCCTCCTTCTGGCCGGTGCGCATGTTCTTGTTACCGAATGGCAGGATGTAGGCCATGCCGAGCCCGTTCACGTTCGACGGTTCCAGACCGAGGCTCGTGCAGCGCATGAAGCATGACAACACCGATTCGACCGAGCAGCTGGCCAGCTGGGGTTCGCGGTTGATGGTGCTCACGTACATCTGGTAGAGGCGCTTCTCGCTCATCTCCTGCGGCATGACCGCCGCGATGCGAGGCCAGCTCTTCTCGAGCAGCTGCTTCATCTGGCGCTGCGGGTTCATGGCCTGCATCTGCACGTTCTGCGCCTGTGTCGCTAACTGTCCCATAATCGGTTCTCCTTTACTTGGTTTTCTTCGGTTTGATTTCGCTGAATCGGAAGGTGCGGCCCTCCCACGGCTGCACGACCCGCGTGTAGCCCTTGCGCGTGCTGTGCTTGTAGGTGGCCTGCATGTTGCCGCAGCGCACCCCCTCGTGGTCTCCGATATAGGGGAGTATGCAGTCCTGCAACTCCTCCTTGTGCTGCTTCAACGCGCTCAGGTCGGCGGTCGTCTGCTGGTAGTCGGCCATGAGCCTGCGCAGATCGGTGCTGTCGCTCATGTCCTCGATGCCCTCCGAAGGCTCCGGGTACGCCTTGGCCACGTCCGCGCCGGTGAGGGTGGGCATTTCGTCGCGGGTGACGAAACCCCAGAAGTCCTCGGCGGCTTTGATTACAGCGTGAATGTCGTCCTCGTCGCGCTCGAACCGCACCTCGACCGGTTCCGACTCTCCGATATCCGCGTAGAACACGCCCCACGTGAAGCCGGTGACGGCCATGTAATGCGTGACCTGCGCCATGTAGTACTGCGGGGCCACGAGCTCGCCCGTCTCGTCGTGCCAGTCGGTGCGCCCACGGTTCGCGTTCGCCGTCTTGATCTCGAGAATGCCCCACGAATCGCTCTCCTCGTCGTAGACGAAGCCGTCCAGCGAGGCGTGCATCAACGGATGCTGCTTGGATACCAAGGAAATGTCGGTGCCGTCGATGACCTGGTACTCCGGGTGCAGCTGGCGGAACCGGCGGCGCAGTTCGACCTCCAAGGCGTTGCCCTTGACGATCGCCCACTTGCCGCTGATATCCTCCGGCTGCTGACGGTTCGTCTTCTCCAACCACAGGTCGTAGGGGGTCGAGTACGGGTTGAGGCCGAGAATCGTGCTCATGTCCGAGCCGCCGACACCCAGTGCGCGGAACGCGTGCCACGCACTCTCACGCTCCTTCTTCGTGTGCTGGCGGAAACGGTGCACGTCGAACAGTCCGGTCGCCTGCGCTGCCATGCCAACGGTCACTCGCTTCATTCCTGCTCCTTAGCTTCGACTTGCTGACGTATTCCACTCGCGCGCTCACCCTGCGCCGTTGCCTGTCGATGACGACCATGCCCGGCAACGGCATCACGTACAGGTACGGGTTGCCGGTCTGACTGTTCCGGTCGCTGATCAGAGCCATAAACTCCACGATCAATTCGCCCGGCGTCATGCTCATGCCCTCGTCCGTGATCGGGCTCCACAGTTCCACCGTGTCCGTGTCCGTCATCCATATCCTCTCGTAGTCCGACGAGCCGCAGCCCGGCCTCGTGGATGCTCAGGCCGATGAGGCTCGCGAGGCTCTGGCGCGTGGGGTGGGCGGTCAGGATGTCCAGATTCTTGAGCAGCTTCCCGGCGACCGCCAGCCACATGTCGTTCGGCAGATCAGTCATACAGGTATTGCTTGTGGGTTCGTTGGTTGCGCTGGTCAAAACGGTTCACCTCCTCAACGCGGAAGCCGAGCACCTGTCCCGTGTCCGGGTCCAATACCGGCACGGGCCCCCAGCCTCGGGTGAGCTTGTTCTGGATGGTTTTCTTCGCCCGCCCGTAGTGTTCGGCGAGCTGGGCCACACTCATGAGATTCGGTGTTTCCGCGCTCATGGGGTTATCCTTTCTGTTGAGAGTTTTTCTTCTCGCCCCCGTGCCAGCGGGGGCTTTCTTTTTTTTGAACTTGCGTTCGTGGACGGCCACGGAGTCGAACCGTGGTCCCGGTCTTTGCCGCGCACACATGACCTACGCGATCTCGACTGGGGGCAACCTGCACCGCCCGTGACGCCGGCCCGAATAGTAAACGCTGGTAGCAGGCCGACGCCGGTTCAAGAAAACTGACACCGTATCTGTCAGTTGTTTTTTCAGTTATCACGTGGGTTACCGGTTTTCCTTCCGCTTGGCCGGCCGGTTTTCCACGCCGTCCGGCAAGACTGTTATTCGACGCCCGCCTCGCTCAAAACGAGGCACAGGAGCCGCAGGGGAACGAGCCCGAAGCCCATGAGCGCGGCCAAACCGTTGCCGATGGGATGCGCGCAACCCGTGTGCGTCATCACCCAGCCGACGCACACCGCGAACACGATGGCCCAGAAGATGAGGCGACTCATGAAACCATGGGAAGGTTCGGTGGCTTCCGGCTTCCGGTAGCCGCTGAAGTGATGGCCGTAATCCTTGGCGTTCATTTCGAGTCCTTGAGTGCTTGGTTGATTTCCGCTTTCATGGCCTTCAGGCCGCTCTTGGTGACCCTCTGGATCGTGTGTCCGTCAAGAGCGACGGAGAAGAGGCACGGGTATCCACGGGACTCCAACTCTGGGGTGCGCGCCACACGGAACTCACGACAGTCGTTGCTGGAAAGAATGGCCATCACGCCTCCTCCTTGCCAGCGAGCGCTATGAATGAGTCAGGGAGCATTGTCATCGGTTCAACACGCAGACAATCCGCATAAACGGCAATCTGACCAATGGAAATGGAGGCTTTCCCGCTGAGCTGTCGACGAAGGGTCACATAGGGTGTCCCTGATTGGTCGGAAAGCCACTTAACGGAGCGCTTCGTGGCTTCCAGCGCGGCTGCGATTTTATTTGCCACCTGTTTTGTGGTGCTTTCTTGATTAACCATATGGTTAATGTAAGCACCATTTGGATAGTTAGTCAAGTTAGTTTTTAATCTATATGGTTAATTTTCTCCCCGATATGTGTTATTATTTATCCATGACCGAATATGGAGATCAATTTGCCGAAGCCATCGCAGAAGAGCTTCGAGCCCAAAAAGCCCGCATGGGGAAAACCAACGATGACATTGCAGAAGAAGTCGGGCTGAGTCCCGTCACCGTTCTTCGCTATCTAAAAGGACAAAGACAAATTCCCATCGATGTGTTTGGAGATCTATGCAAAGCGCTCGGAGCAAACGCCGCCGACATGACCCGCATCGCCTACGAGAAAGCGCAAACGGCATCGCGGATAGCGGAGACAAAACGTCTGGCACACAAGAGCGATGTCAGCCTTGCGGCTTACGGAGCAGAGGGAAAGGACTATTACATGAACCACGATGGAGAAGCATCGGCATGAAACGCCTTATTCCGTTCGACACGCACATGAACTATGGCCCCATGCGCATGGCGATTTATTCGAGCGGAATAGATGTCACCGTAGAAAGCGACATCTTAGACAATATGTGGGGTTGCTACTCAGAAGCAAACCGCGTCATTCTCATAGACAGAAGACTTACATACACCGCAAAAAAATGCGTGCTCATACACGAACTCGTCCATTGGCTGCACGCCGACTACCAATGCGGAATGCACGAGCAACGTACCAGATTGGAGGCCGCGCGGCTCCTAGTAGATTCGCAAAAATACCGTCAAGCAGAACAAACATACGAAGGAGCGCCTTGGCTCATAGCCTCGGAGCTCGACCTGACCATACAAACCATCACCGATTATCAGCAATGCCTACATGACTTTGCAGTAATCGCGCCTGAGAGGAGGTGTCTGATTGGAACACAAGCATGATGGAGTAATAAGGGCTGTCGTTCCCCTCGCTGAACAGTTTCTTTTCGACTCGGGCCAGTGCGTTCCGGCCGGCGTGGCGCACCAGCTCTCCATAGACCATCTTCCTCGCGTCGAACTCGAACAGAACCACATCGCCATGGAATATCCCGACATGCGGTTTGGCGGAAGAGCCCTTGGGCGTCGGAATCATATCCAAGGACACCTCGACGTCCATGAAGCTCCTTCCGGACAGCAGGCTGTCCGCCATCGCATTAGGCTGCTTGTAATCGTTGACCTTGATAGAATCGACATTGTCCACGCTATCCCATTTGCCGGCACCGATCATAGACGCTATGGTTTGTTCGCTGCGGCTTCTTCGCGTGGAGGGAGCGAGAGCCTTGATCGATTTGATGGTCGGTTCGTACCATTCATGCCAGACGCAGCTGATGGTGCGTGCGTGGACGTCATCAAGATAGGCGCAGAGCCTGTCATTCGGAATCACGCCGAACGGTGCGCCGTTGTAGGAAAGCACATAGCCGTTGCCGTTACCGCCTCCGAGGACATAGCCGAGATCCCTGTTTCCGTGGAAAGGCACGTTCATCCTGCGTCGAATGATTTCAGCGGTGAATATCCTGTCTCGCGGAATATTCGCCACAACCGGCTCGTTGTAGTTGTAGACGAGGTATTCGATCGCTCCGGAAACATGCTGCTTAGCGTGAACCGGAATCGTATTTGTCGGTTTCCACCATACCGCGGCTTCGTCAATAGTGTTTCGAGAGGAAGTTGGTTTATCACCGTTGCTGTCGAATCGATGTTTCCAGGCGAACATGCCGATAAAGATGAAGAACGCTGTGAAGATGAGCATGGGCCAAGCGCCGACAAAAACGAACAGCGCGCAGAACGCGCCCGCCGTATAGCACAGAACGGACAGAACTGTCATTATGACAGATTGCGCTGTGGTCTTCTTCGTCCCATGTTTACCCATACCTTGATTCTACGAGCCGGGGAGACGTATGCGTTAATCGCTTAGATAAAAATATTGCCCTGCCGGCGTTGCAGCGTCAACAGGGCGGTTGAAACATCGACCAGCTTGCTTATTGGAAAGGAGGACGCTTCGCCTCTCATCCTACACTGGGCGAAGCATACCCGAAATGTCAGTTCTTATCGTCCTCGTCAATCATGATGGGGGAGTAGAAGTAGAGTCTGTCCGTGGCGAGCGGTTCGAATTCCTTCGACCAGATGTCGAATTCGGGGTCGTTCTCATCCCGCCCCTCGTTCTCGAAGCCCGCGCCGGAGAAAAGGTGAACGCTGGCCTCGTTCCGGGGATCGATCTGTGTAAGCACGTACGGGGTGCGCCCGTGTCTGGCGGCGTCGTTCGCCATCCATCGCAGCGCGCAGTCCAACAGTATCGCACCGAGATGCCGGCCGCGTTCGCTCAACGCGGTGGCGATGAACGATATCGCGTAACCACTGGATTCCGGGGCGGCGGGGTCGTATCCGAACTCGCAGAAGCCGACGATGGGAGCGTTCGGGGTTTCCCCGTACTGGAGGACCATCCGGTACATTCCCGGCTCGTCCTTGACGCGGAGTCCGCGGATATAGCGCTGCACGTCCATCGCGTACTCCGGGCCGTTCGGCTCGCAGCAGACGAAGCGGCGCAATGCGAGCTGGTCGCCGGAGTCGCACAGGCGACTAGTGACGATCGCTATTCTCAATCTTCTGTGCCTTCTTCGCGAGTCGTGCCGGACGGTTCATCATCGCGCGGTGCAGTCGCATCCATTTCTCGTCCACGGCGTTGCGTGGCTTGCCGTCCTCGGGCGGCACGTACGCCGGTATTGGCTTCACGCCGGTATCCGTCATGGTCATGGCCGCCTCCTTTCGATTTTGGCGTAAGGGAATAGCCTACGTGTTTCCCTTCCTCTTGTCAAATCCCATTAAAACACATTAATACCAGTTAAAACACGTTAAAACCGAAAACAAGTATGAG